GTAGCCGTCTTGGCTAAAAAAACGCCCTGTGATTTATTGCCTTTTTGTACGTTGCAACGCTTGCAACAGGCCACAGCGTTATCAAAGCTAAGTACTAGCTCAGGCGCTTTACTTACAGGTATTACGTGGTCTACTTGGTCTGCATCGCCCCCACAGTAATAGCATATAAAGTTATCTCTAGCTAAGACTTGATTTCTAAACTTATACCTATAAGCCCTGTTTACTCTAGGGTCGCCACGTTTAGACACGTTTAAATAGCTCCTCAGCTTCAACCTCTACACAGCTTATACACCACGCCTCGTAATCTCTATACTTACTCCATATAATCTCACTAGCATCACTAGTTAAACCACAGTTTTTACATATAACTATACCCATTTAATACCAACCTTTTTTCTTATGATGAGCTAAAGCTTTACAAGCATTACCTTGATATAGCCTGTGGTGAGCTATGTACTTTAGCCCTAAGTCTATCTGTCTGTAAGGGTTTGTTTCTTTCATATTTAACAGCTGTGGTATGCCATAAGCGCTACTGTCTTTATTTTTGGCTTTAGGTCGCCAATTACTCTCTCTAGTCCATAGCTTCTCTAGGCATACAAATTCTTTATAATTGCCTATCTTTATATGAGCATATATTTTATAAGCATCTATGGCGTTCATATCAGCCTTTACGGGTAATGTCTGTAAAGATAGCAAGCCTAAGAATAGGCATAACTGTAGCCCTAGCTGTCGCAGCGTCCGCAAGCTAGCGCCCTTCGGGGCTTGCGTTCCGCGCAGACAGCGTACCAAAGAGCGCAAGTACATTTCAATAATGTGGATAACTTGAACGGGGCTTCGGCGTGTTGTCCACAGCTTTTTAACGCCTGTGGATAACTTAATTACGTACCTGCCGGGCATTGGCTACGTCTACTAGCGTTATATCTAGTAGCCCACAGCGCGTGCATTGTAGGCATTTGACGTTAGGTGGCAGGTGGTCAGATACCACGCGCTCCAGCTGCAAAGTAACGGTTTTGCATTGGCGGCATTTAGCCTCAATATAAAGCATAGTTTTTAACCCCATTATCTGATAATTATTGGCTTGAAATATGGAAAGAAATCAGAGGCATTTACAAAGACGTACAGTTTTTTTAGCTCATCTTGGCCCGGGAAAGTGTACATAACAGGCCTTAAATCACGCAGCATCTCTACGTTAAGCATTAGTAGCCCGTCCTCATACCTAATTAAAACCCTGTGGTAAGAGTCTGGTAAATCCCTGTGTAAAGGCAGTAAGCTCATCTGTTGCACCTTTGTAAAAGGTATTGGATAAGGCTCACTACTAGGTTTATCTGCCCATTTAATCTCTAAATCGCCTATGTAGTTTTCACGGCCTAAACCCTGTATTTTGTTTATGTGGTAGTCGGTAAAATAAAACTTAGGCGTAGGGGTTAATATCCACGGGTATTTAGACATCAAGTAAGCCGCAACTCTACTTTGGCGGTCTTGGCCTTGTTGCGTTTCTTTAATTGGCTGCACGGCTAGCCCTCTCAGACTCACTTAGTAACTCATCTGGTACAGGCTCACGCTCTGTTATCGGGTCTAGGTTACGCCCGGCCTCTAATAAAACCTCTGCGTGGTCAGTAGGGCTTAACCATTTATCGCCATACTGTCTTAGCCATATTGGCTCACATTGATTAGATTTGACCTTATCGGGGCATAAATAGCCTTTATATGGTTTATTAGTTTTGTTTGACGTCCCCTCAATTAACACTCTATGCCCGTGTTTACATATTGGGGGCTCTGGCATTGGCTCAGCGCCTAGCTTGGCTTTAAGAGCGCTAATTGACTCAGCGGCGGTAGGTATTGCCCCGCCTGCCCCGCGCGTGTGTAATGGGGCTTGTATAGCCTCTACCTTCTCCATATCTTGCCTTGTAGGTCTACCTGCACCGCCCGGCGTTAGCAAGCCAATAACACGCCCATAGGCAGACGTTACGCAATTTTCTACCCAAAAATTAGCATTTACGCCACGGTCTGACCTTACCTCTAACGCATAATCTACCGCGCTTGGTTTATCGTCCTCGTAGTTTTTATAGGCCTCAGCTCTAATTAAGATATAACCGTTTTTTAGGTCTATGTCCTCTATGTAAGCTATTAAACGTAACCCGGGAAACTCAGCTCGGGCTCTTTTTATTCTTGCGTTTACGTCCTCGTATCCGTCTAAAAAGCTCATTTAGTTACCTCTTTTAAGGCCTTAGCTATATTCCGCCCTCGTAGGTAACCGTCCCCGTGGCCTTCACGGTACCCCGTCCTATAGGCAGCTAACATAAACAAACCTACTATTAGTACGGTTAAAGTAATTACTGCTATATCAGCTAACATATTTTACCCTTTGTTAAGGCTGATAAAACTACTACACTAAGTAGCCCTCTCAGCGTGTAGTAAAAGTATGAGCCCTAACACCGACATAAGGCAACGCGACACGCTAGCGCTTTAATCTATCCTCTAAAAGCATCTCATAAATACGGTCTACTTGGCCCTCTATACGCTCAACGCGGCCTCTAAGGTTATGCCCACCGTTACCGTCTGGCCTTAATTCTGATAAATAAAACTTCACTAAATGGCGTACAAGCCCAACCCCTACCGCTGCAAGGCTACATATTGCTAGCGCTACGGCTAGTAGGGTTTGGGCTTGGTTCATTACTTAGCGCCTATGCCAAACTGTTTCTCCGAGGGCTGTAAAGCCTTGAGAAATGGCCCAATAAGACCGGCTAAAAAGGCGTTAGCCAATACTTTAGGGTCAGTTATACCGGATATGTATAGGGCTGCAACGCTTGCTAGCGCGGCACGTCCATAGCTGTAGGCAGCTGCCTGTAATTGCTTTTTATTCATTTGTCTATCCTCAATGCCCCTTAGTTATTTTTGTGCAAGTACGGATACCGTATGACTACCGGAAACCGCAACGCCATAAAGTGCCTCTAAATCTCCAATAATAATACTTAATTTATCGCCATTATCTAATTTGTAGCCATTTTCTATAGTTACGTTTGGCCCGCCAATATAAATAGCTCCCCCGCCTAAATTATGTAAATAGATATTTTGGTAAGAATTAGCAGCGGCGGCAATAATGCCTCGGGTGTCGGTTACAGTTACCTGTGTGCTAATTGGCATTTGTTAGTCCTAACTTTGCAATAATCTTAGCGGCTTTTTCTGGATTTACCGTTATTTCAAAGTGCATTTCATCTTTACGGTTACGGTAATCACCGCCCCAAGTTAGCCCATACTTTTTAGCTAGCGCTCTAATCATAGGTACTTTATCAGCCGAAAAAGTGCCTACAGCTGCTAGCGGGTGTTTGGTCGCGTTGAGGTCTATAGCTGTACCGCTGCTATGGCAGCTTAATTTATCTGTAGTACCGCGTACCATACGGAAAGCGTAGCCCCACTCATCTAAAGCGCCCTCATCTATCGGCTCTATTAGCGCGTGAAACTCAGCGGCAAAACCTACTAGCAAAGGTGCTACAGCCTCAGCGCATCTAAATTTTCTATTAGTGCCGGGTACTGCGTAACTCTTTATGCCAATTTCTGCCGGGTCTTTGCTGGCAGGCCAGCCGTTATAGCTTGTTAGCATTTTTTATAAATAATTTTACTTGCCTAATTTTAGGCCGTCAGGTATTGGTTGGTCATATTGCCATTTAGCTATGTATTGAATACCATCGCCATCATCGCGCAATTCAATAGCACCTTTTACAAATTGGTCATCATCAATTTCAGGATAAGCTTTTTTAATCAATGTATAGAAATCCATTTTATGCTCCTAAATAAGTAATCATAAAACCAGTATCGGTATCAACATTATCTAAGTTTAATGAGCCTCCGCTGCTTTGATAAACTTCATACCAAACATAATCACCAGCAGCAATATAACCTGTCCAAGTCATATTCAAATATGTAGAGTTTGTTCCGTTTGTGGCAGGTTCTATTGCACCAAAACCAGCATCAGGCGTTCCAACATTAGTTTGAAATCTGCCAATTCTTCTACCAGTTGCATTTCCAACAAAACGCGCTCCTACTGTGGCTTGATAATAACCGCTTTTGCCAGCAGGAGCAGTAAATCTATCAGTATTAGTTGAAGTTGAATGATATGAGTCGGTGTCGTATCTTTCTTGATTCCAAGTTACTTTTGTCCAAGTAGCATTTGAGATGCTTTGTGCAGCATTGTTCCAAGCACTAGCACCGCTAAAGGTTGAGCCACCAGCAGGAGTAGCCCATTTAACTTTATATGGGCTTACTGTTGTATCAGCTGTTAAAACTTGTCCGGTACTACCTATAGGCAAGTTATCATAAGTGCCGTTGCCAGTACCTACTACAATATCGCCGCTAGCTGTAATAGTCGTTGCCATATCATTAGTAATAGTTACTGTGCCACTTGTGCCACCGCCGCTAATACCTACGCCGGCAGTTACGCCCTCTATATCACCTGTTGCCCCGCTAGCTGCCCACGCGCTACCCGTGTAATACCAAAGGCTGTTATTATCTTTAGTGTATGCAAACTGCCCCTCTTGAGGTGAGGTTATAGCTGCATTTCTAGCAGCCTCACTAGCAAAAACTAATACGCCTTGCATTAAATAGCCGTTTACGTCCGCGGCTGTTAAAACCTCACCTGTAGTAAAGGTCTTAAATCCTAAGCCCGCTGCCATTGTTCCCCCTAATAGGCCAATACGCCGGTGTCTAGCACCCCGTATAGGCTTGAGTCTAGTATAAAGCCGTCTATTATCGGCTCTAGTGTGGTTAGTGTCGTTTTCCAGCTGTTAGGCGTAATTGCCATAGCTACGCCAAACACCTGTAAAGTCTTAGTTAAAGTAGATGAGCCGGGCTGGTTTGTAGTAATAGTTATAGGGTCAAAAAAATCTAAATCTAAGGCCGCGATTATGCCGGCATTATAGTTATCTGTGTATAAATCTAGGGTAATGGCATCACATCTAATAGACGTTTCTTTACGGCTAGCTACATAGGCTTGCGCGTAATCTAGGGCTACGGCATCTGTCTGCATTAGTAGGTTTTGTTGGTTATAGCTGTGAGCAAAATACTTAGCAATACTTGCTGCATCTGTAGCTACTTGTGCCGTTCCACCTGTACGGGTAATGCTAGCCTCATTGTAAATTAACGTATCATCTAGCCGCCAAACAGCGTCAAAGTAGCCTATATCTTGCCCATTATCGTTAAACACGGTAGGTGTGCCGCCTATGCTTGCCGTGGTTACGTTTCTATCTTGAAATACAAATGAGCCGGTAGCATCTACGTATAGCGCGCCATACTCACTTATAGTTACCGTTTCCATAGCTGCAAGGCTGGTACGGGCCGTGCCGGGGTCTGCCTGCAAAGTAGTTAGCCCCGCGTCCACATCACGCATAGACGCAGGCCAAGCTATCTGGTCTAAAATCTGGTTAATGCGTGTGCCGGATAGGTCGCCGGCGCTTGAACCTGCAACTGTAGATATTTGTGCGTTTTGGGCAAGTCTAAACGCATCTACCGCCGTTATTGTGGTATATACAACGTCTAACGCATTTTGTGGCGTAGTAGTGTTATAGCTAGTAATAAAGCCGCTAAATATAGGGTAAGTAACGCTGTTATAGGTAGCAGATATAGCTACTTTACGCATAGGGTCAAGCAAGCCAAAATAAGGGCTATTAGGGTTTTGAGGGTTAAAATTACCGTTTTGGTCTACTATACGTAACGTAAGTGTGCCGGTTTGAAATTTATCAGCTTGCGCGTTACGGCCTCTTTTTGTTTGTATGCTATCTACTACATTAGATACATCTACAATTACAGCCGCGCTATCAGCTAATATGTTTGTGTCTAATATGCCTTCACCTAAAATCATAGCTTGGGCAAAACTAGGCCCGGTACTAAAGTTAATTACCGCGTTTATTGTAGGTAAGGTCATACAGCCGTTAGATTTCCACTATAAGTTAAAGAATTACCATAGCGCGTATTTTCTATAACTGCGTTTTGTACCACTTCAATAAGGCCGCTAGTTTTATCTACAATTTCTATACGTATAGGTTCATCACGCATACGGAAAGCCCCGGGGTTAAAAAAGTCTGGTAAACCGCCGGTAGTAAGGCTAGCTGTAGCTATATTTAGGGCGCGCTCACTTTCAGCTAATAACGCATCTGCCAGCGCTAATTCTGACTCAGCAAGCATACTAATAGCGTCTGCGTGTGCTTCTACAGCTCTTACGGCCTCTGGGTCGCCTGCTACATAACGGCTAGTTATATCCGGGGCTAATTCATTTATAGCTGTCCTATCTTGGCTAGGCATTATAGGGCTTAAAAAGTCAAACCGTGAGCCTGCAATTTCTAGCAGTTTTCGTATAGCTGCATCTAGGTTATCTAGGTTTATTAAATCTTTAGGCTTAAACCTCTCTAGTATTTTATCTATTTCACCTAGTTTATAAGTTTGTCCTGTGAGCGTACCTAATATAGCTAGCTCTGTGTTTAATTGTTTAGAAAGGCTAGTAGCGCGCTCTACGTCTTTATCTGCTATTGCGTCCTCTAAATCTAGCATTAATTGTTTTACTGTTAGGCGTTGTGCATCATTAGCTAGCTGTAGTTTTTGCTGGTCTGTAGCTGCTATGCCTAATTTAGCTATATTTTCTTGTGTCGCTAAAATAGCTGCGTTTATCTGTATTTTGTCTAGGTCAAATACATCTTCACCTTTGCCTAAAGCAAGGGCGGCTTTATCTAGTTTGGCCTGTTTTTCTTTTTCTTTGCGTTTTAATATTTCGGCATTAGCTTGTTTTTTGGCAAGCTCTGCTAATTTTTTAGCACGGTCTACCGCGGCTTTTTCTAGTTTAGCTAGTAATTCTTTTTGTCTTATTGTAAATGCGTCCTCAGTTTTAGGCTTAGGTTTTGGTCTTTCATACATCTCACCTAAACCTACAGCTCTAAAACCAAACTCTGGAATACGCGCTAAAAAGCCTAAAACCGTACCGCCTAATTTCAATAAGTTAGCAAAACCTGTAGATAATTGCTCTATAACAAATTGTGCATCACTAGCCTCACCGCTGCCGGCAAAACTGCCTAACGCATCTACTAGCCCGCCGCCTATAATTTCTTGCGCGTTGCCAGTTGCTAAAGTTAAAACGTCCATCTTAAATGCTGTAGTGTCTAAGTAATCCTCAGCTGCACCTAAATTAGCCGTTAAGATTATGCCTACAATTTCTGAAAATGATTTAGTAGCTAGCTCCGCTGAGGTTAAACCTGTCTTATATTTTGATAAACCTTTAGTTTGTCCTACATAGGCTTTAGTTAGGTCATCTGTAACCGTAGCTAAATCTATTCCCGTGCCTCGGCTAATTGTTATAGCTTTGTTTAATAATTCTTGTGATTTAGTTAATGAGCCTGTAGTACTTAAAAGATTTTGAAATGCTGGCCTTAAAACGTCATCTGCTATAGCAGAGGTTCTTTCTAGGTCTGCAATAAACTTAGTAATAGACGGGTTAGCAAAACCTATGCCTAGATTTTCTACAGCTCTGTTTAATCTTACTGCCGCTTTTTCGTCCTCTGCAAAGGCTTTAATAAACGTTTTGCTAAACTTTAATGCAGCGCCGGCAGCTAGGCTTACACCTAAAGTTTTACCTAAACTTTTTACCTTTTTTTCTAACTTGTTTACCGCTTTTTCAGACTCTAAAAAGCCTTTGCCTGTAGCTTGGCTAACTATATTTATTAGTAATTCAGTAGCCATTATGCAGCCATTTTTTCTTCAAACTTATATTTAGCATTTTCTATAGCTTTAATTACAGCTGTTAGAGCTACGCCGTTATCCTCTGCCCACGCTCTATACATAGCGCGGCCTGTTTGTTTACGGGTTGGTTTGCCTTGCATACCTTTAGGCCTTGCATTTACTAAAGGCCCTGCCGCATTAAGGTTATCTACAAATTGCTGGCCGGCATTAGGGTTTAAGCTGGTTGAGTATTGCTTACCGGTATGCGTAGTCTGGTCATAAACGCCATTTTTATAACGGTCTACTACAGGGCCTTGCCTTCTACCGTTTGGATTTAAGCGCCCGGCGGTTTCATATATTGCACCGCCTGCGTTAGCCTGTTGTATTCTAGCTAAAGATACAAAACCCGATTTATTAGGTTTAGACGGTGTAACTCTGTAACCCAAACCGCGCTTAGCATCACTACTATTAAAGGTAGGAAATGCCCTATATTTAATTGTGTCTATGCTAGACGTACCTTTAACCCAACCGCTTAGTAATTTTGCCTCTGAGGGTATAAAGCCCCTAGCTCTAGCTACTACAGGGCGTAGCGCATTAGCCATTTCATCTTGAGTTTCTTTAGCTAAATCTGGCATAAACTTTTTTAGTGCAAGTCTAAGCTCTAGGGCGTTTTCTACCTCTGTTGGCATCTTGCACCGCCTTTGCTCTATCGGTTAAAACTTTTAATATATTCTTAAACATTACATCATCTAAGTCTAATAAATAC